CTAAAGTATATTATGAATTGTTACAACAAGCAAAACAACAAAATACTAGCCCAACATTAAATAATATGTTGGAAAAATTTGAAATAAATGGGATAATAAATGGTGATGGACTTCATCCAACTTGGAAAGAATTTGATTCATTATCTGAAGCCGATAAAAAATTAATTAAATCACAAATTGATCATCAAATTAAAACTATAATAGAAAATAATGGGAGTAAAAATAGAGGATTTATACCTTCTGAATTAAAATCTTATATTGATAATTTATTTGAAATTAACCCACCATCTTATGATTGGAAATCATATTTTAGGAGATTTTTTAGTATGTCTTCTAAAATATATACTAAAAAAACAAGACGTAAATTAAATAAACGTTTTGAAGAAAATCCCGCTTTAAAAATTAAACCTAAAAAATACACACTAGTAGGAGTTGACACTTCAGGATCTGTTTCAGACACAGACATAATAGAATTTTTTAGTGAAATATACCATATGCATAAAACAGGTATTAATATTGATGTAGCAGAATGTGATGCTGTAATTCATAAAGTTTGGGAATATAAAGGAAAACCACCAGAATTTGTTAAGGGTAGAGGTGGTACAGATATGAATCCTATCATAGAATATTTTAATAAACACAAACAATATAGTAATTTAATTATATTAACGGATGGTTATATAGGTGAAAGAACAGTTAATTCTTTTAAACCAACAATGATAGTACTTAGTCGTAATGGAGCTGATGTGGATGAAACTAAAAAAAGTTGGGGCTATACAATTAAAATACAAGATTAACATTTTGTTTGGCTTTCATTAAAATCAATATTATCTTTAAGAAACAAAATAAAAGTTATGTCAAAAACAAAACAAGTATCTTTAAACGTAAATGAAACTAAAACGTTTCTAAAACACATCATTAACAACAATCGTTACTTACAAAACCAAAACAAACCACCAGTATCTGTAGAGGTGGTGGGTGAATCAGGTATTGGTAAAACATCAACTATTGTTCAATTAGCCGAAGAATTAGATTTACATTTTGTTAAATTAAATCTCGCACAAATTGAGGAATTAGGTGATTTAGTTGGTTTTCCAATTCGTCAATTTGAATTATGTTTAAAAGATGATGATTGTTTATGGATAGATGAACATGCGATTGAAGAATATACCAAAATGGGTTATAAATTTACCGGTAAAAATAGAATGAGCTATTGCCCACCTGAATGGATAAGCGGTAAAAGTTCTGGGGGTATATTATTATTAGATGATTGGAATCGCGCAGATATTAGATTTATACAAGCTGTTATGGAACTAATTGACCGCCAACAATATATTAGTTGGAAACTACCTAAAGATTGGCATATTATACTTACAAGTAACCCAGATAATGGTGAATATTTAGTAAATAGTATAGATAATGCCCAAAAAACACGATTTATATCAGTTGATTTAAAGTTTGATATTAAATGTTGGGGAGAATGGGCTGAAAATAATCAAATAGATAATCGATGCATTAATTTTCTTTTAAAACACCCAGAATTAGTTACTAATAAAATTAATTCAAGAAGTATCACTACATTCTTTAATTCAATATCATCATTAGAATCATTTGATAATACTTTACCTTTAATACAAATGATTGGTGAAGGTAGTGTTGGTGGTGAATTTACAACATTATTCACAATGTTTATTAATAACAGGTTGGATAAAATTATATCTCCCGAAACAATACTAACACATGAAAGTGAAGAATATATTATTAATACATTAAAAGGCATTATTGGTAAAGATAAAAGTTATAGAGCCGATTTAGCGTCGATTATATCAACTCGTATTATTAATTATAGTTTATTTTATAGCAAGGAAAATAAAATTGAAAAATCATTTATTGACCGATTAGCTTTTTTAATGAATGAAGAATTATTTGCAGTTGACCTAAAGTACAATATTGTAAAATCAATTTATAATGGTAATCCAAACCAATTCAAAACATTAACATTAAACAAAACACTTATTAAATTTTTAAGTAAATAAAATTATGGATAATAAAATATATTGTGGTTTATCTTTTAATAACCATAGCAAACCATCTTTATCAGTCAATTATTGGAATGGCCCTGTTAATATAGTACCTTCTGATTATGAAACTCAATATTTAGAATTATATGAAAAATTTAAAAATAATAAACTTAAAAATAATACATCTGTTTATTTAACAAAAATGGCTAATTTACCTTCATATAAATTAAAAAATTATATTGAAGAAAATAAATTAAATGTAAATTTAACTCGCGTATATTCTAAATTAAATGCAATAATAATTGATGATAATTTTATTAAAGAATCTTATTTTAATGGAAAACAACATAACTATTATCTGATAAATGTAGATTATATAAAATCAAAATTCAAAAAATATATAATTTCTAATAATTTTCAAGAACATACACATAATAAAAAAATCGATGCTTTTTTAGTTAGAGAAGAACAAATTAAAGAATGGGCTAAAACCGATCCTAATTTTTTAAAATTATTAGATTTTCCATATATGCATGGAAGAGAATTAATACATGGTCATGGATATAAAAAAGTTCAAGATAATTATGAAGCGTTTTGTAAATTAAAAGAAACAATTGAAAAATACAATCTTGAAATTATATTTGATCACAACATAAATGAAGAAATAAATAAAGATTTAGTTGTAGATACAGATATGTTTCAAAATATACTTAATATGTTAACTAGTACAGATAAAGGAAATATTGAAATAGCTAAAGAAATAATAGCTAATTGTAGCTTAGAAGAATCTAAACCATATCTAATATATCTACTCAATCTATTCCCAATATTACGAACAGTAAATAATAATAAAAATTATGATTTTATTCGTAAAAAATTAATTAAAGAAATAGTAGCACCTTGGGTAGGTAGATATCCATTACCATCAACAGATTCATTTATACCAAAATTAATAAATAAAAATCCAAAATTTACACCACAATATATGGATTGTTTTAGAATTCATTTAAACTATTTAATTAAAAAGGACATAATTAAAGAAATAGTAATTATATAATATTTATAATAAACTATATTAATGTCCAAAATAGTATTACTTAGTTGCACTAAATCTAAACTAGACCACAAAGCCCCAGCCCAAGAGTTATATGCCGCATCTCCAATGTTTCAAAAAACATTAGAGTACGGCAAATCTCTTAAACCCGATAAAATGTTTATATTATCTGCTAAACATCATTTAGTACCAATGACTAAAGAATTAGAACCATATGATAAAACATTAAAAGAAATGCCAGCTGATGAAAAAGAAAAGTGGGGTGAAGAAGTAATCAACCAAATGAAATCACATCATATTAATTTAAACAAAGATGAATTTGTTTTTTTAACAGGATCTGAATATATGAAACCATTAGTTAATTATATTCCTAAAGAAAATATTGAAAACCCAATGGGTGGTAAACGAATGGGTGAAAGACTTAAATGGTTAAATAGTCAAATAAATAAACTTACTGAAATATTTAAATATATTAAAACATTAATAAATGAATATATCTCAAAATAAACTAAACGAATATATAACATTATATCTTAATGATATCGATGATTACGGTGATAAATCAGAATTAACTTTAGCTGAAAATATATTATCACCTATTAAAAATCTTTTACTAGAATCCACACAAGATATTAATTCAATATTAAAAGAAATAATATCTAAAACAACACCTGAAAATCAAGAAATAATAGAAGATTTTTTAATTTATGTTGAAAGTTTGGCTTCTTAAAAACCATAACATACATTTATATTATGAGAATTGGATTATGCGGTACAATAAGTGTAGGTAAAACTACTTTAGTAAATGAACTAATTAAATTAGAACAATTTAAAGATTATGAATTTGCTACTGAACGTAGTAAATATCTGCGTGATCAAGGTATCGCTTTAAACACTGACTCTACATTAAAAGGTCAAATTATATTTGCTGCTGAGCGTTCATTAGAATTAATGAAACCCAATATTATAACTGACAGAACAATATATGATGTATGTGCTTTTACTTTAAGTGCTAAATCAATTAGTTGGGATGAAAAAATACATTTTACTAATACAATAATGTATTTAGCTAAAGAATATGATTATATTATTTATGTTTCTCCTGAAGGTGTAGAAATAGAAGATAATGGTGTTCGTGAAACAAATAGTGAATATCGTGATAAAATAGATTACACTATTAAAGAAATGCTTAAAAGATGGCCACCTACTAAATTAATTGAAATTAAGGGTACAGTTGAACAACGAATTGAAACTATTAAGGAAACATTATTTCCATAATATTTATACACAAAACACATGAAAAAATCCGAATTAAAAAATTACATTAAGGAAACAATAGTGACTGAATTAAATGGATCTATTAATCTACCTAAAGCCACTACTAACACTTCAGATATTAAAAAATATACTAGTCAAGGTATAGATGTTAATTTAAAAGAAGAAGATATAGATGAAATTACTATTAATAAACCTTCTAAACATTATATAATAATACCTAATGGAAATGATTTTTATTCTCAGACATCTATATCCGCACCATCTATTCAAGCTGCAAGAAAATCATTAGAAGAAGATGAAATAACATTTACTGATGAAAAATGGCGTAAATTAATAATAATAGAAGGAAAATATATTCAAAACAACCCGATGCATTAATATTACAATAATTTTAAAATATAGTTTATAACACTTGGTATATTCCTTGTGTTATAAACTTTCTCCCACTGTTATGAATGAAGAAGTAAAAAAAATTATAGCCCAAGAATACATAAAATGTGCAACATCACCAGAACATTTTATGAAAAAATATTGCTTTATCCAACACCCACAACGTGGACGTGTTATATTTAACCTATATCCATTTCAGGGTAAAGTATTAAACTTATGGAAAGATAATCCATACTCAATAGTATTAAAATCAAGACAATTAGGTATTTCAACACTAGCAGCGGGTTATTCATTATGGTTAATGTTGTTTCATAAAGATAAAAATATATTATGTTTATCTAAAACACAAGAAACAGCTCGAAACATGGTAACTAAAGTTGCATTTATGTACGATAATTTACCATCATGGCTTAAAGTACCATCTGATGAAAAAAATAAATTATCATTACGTTTATCAAATGGTTCTCAAATTAAAGCCAAATCATCCAATAGTGATGCTGCACGTTCAGAAGCAGTATCTTTACTAATAGTAGATGAGGCAGCGTTCATTGAAAATATTGATGAAACATGGGCATCTGCACAACAAACCCTAGCAACAGGTGGTGGAGCCATTGTTTTATCCACTCCTTACGGTACAGGTAATTGGTTCCATAAAACATGGGTATCAGCCGAAAATGCTGAAAACGATTTTTTACCAATCAGGTTACCTTGGTATGTTCACCCTGAACGAGATGAAGCATGGAGAAAAAAACAAGATGAATTATTAGGTGATCCTAAATTAGCAGCTCAAGAATGTGATTGCGATTTTAATACATCAGGTGATGTAGTATTTTATTCTGAATGGCTTGATTTTATAAAAGAAACTACAATACAAGAACCAGTAGAACGTAGAGGCGCTGATAAAAATCTATGGATATGGGAACAACCAGATTATTCAAGAGATTATATGGTTGTAGCCGACGTTGCTAGAGGAGATGGTAAAGACTTTTCAGCATGTCATGTTATAGATATTACTTCAAATACACAAGTAGCAGAATATAAAGGACAATTACCTCCAAA